CCATTGTCACCGGTGGCGGCGGCATGGTCTTTTTCATTGCCGTTTCCGGCATTTTATTTTCTGCCGCCTCAAACCCTGGCGGCGGGTTAACACCCGGCGCTGGCGTGCCTGGCATATCTTTAAGCTCAATATTGACGCCAGGGAGTTTATTTAGCTTTTCGACGATCCAGTTATAGGTCCCGGCAAAAGAACTTTTCAGCGTGTCCCACAATTTAGAAAATACGTTGCCAATAATTGCGGCGATTTTCTCAAACGATTCCACCGGGGAATTAATATCAAAGGATTTCACCACGTCCAGCCAACCATCACGCAGGATCCCGAACGCATCAAACAGCGTATCAATCGCCCGCATCACCAGCCCGAGGGGCATCAAAATAATATCGATACTGTTCGCCACAACACGCCCGAAAGTTTCACCGGCGCTGGTCACTTTGGTTAACTGCCCCTCGGTCATTTGAACCGGCGTTAACAGATTGCCAAACCAACCGATCAGCGTTTTGATGCTGTCCCACACCCAGCCCACCGCCGACGCGATGCCGGAAAACAGCGGTTTAATAGGCTCCAGCGCATCCGACGCCTGGCCAAACCCGCTAATGAATCCGCTGATAAACGCCTTAATCGGCTGCCAGAACTTGACCACGGCGATCACTACGCCCGCAATGGCCGCCACAATCAGCGCGATCGGGGAAAGCACCAGGAGAAACGACACGGCACCGGCGCGGGCGGCGATACTGGCCGCCAGCAGCGTGCCGCGCAGCGCCCGCAATCCGTTGCTAAATAGCCCCGTTACTGCATTGCTGGCCACCATGGCCAGGCGGTTAATGCCCAATAGCTTGGCCATCGGCCCCAGCAGCCGGGTGACGCCCAACATAATGAATCCGTGGATCCCCATCACGATATTGGCAATCGCCCCCACCGCCGCAAAGCTCAACAGCGCCAACGTGGCATAACCAATCACGCGGGCAATATTGGGAAAGAGCCGCATCCAGCGCGTCAGCTTCTCGCCGCCGTCTGCAATCTTGTTAATCAGCGGATAGAGCACCGGCAGCAGCGTGGAACCGATGGCCGCCCGCATGGCGAACCAGATCGCGGTCAGCCTGTCCCAGGGCCGCGTCATTTTCTCGGCCATTTCCGTGGCGCGTTTCAGGCCGTCATTACTGCCCAGCTCGGTGATGTTGCGTTGCAGCATATCTACGTTGCCGTAAAGCTGTTTAATCACGGCCGCGCTGTCACCGAACGCATCATCTAATTCTGCCTGGGCCTTGAGATTGCCCTCAATGCTTTTGCCATAGCGGCCCTGGAGTTTTTCTAGCATGGCGGGCATAGACAGCATATGGCCCTGCGCGTCCTGGAAACTTAACCCCAGCTTTTTAGCCCCTTCCTGCGCACCACTGAGAAAACCCTCATAGGATCCGCTGGCTTCCGTGCCTAACGAACGCTGCAGCTCACCCAATACGGCCAGCTGTTCGTCCAGCCCCACGCCGTAGTTTGAACCCACGCCGCGCGCACCTTCCATCAGGTCTTTAATGACGCCCATGTCAGTGCCGAATTGGTTTTTCATGTAGGCCATTTTCCCGGCCAACTCTTCGGCAAACTGCACCTTGCCGACCTGGGCCGCATACCCGTTAAACTGGGTGAACATCTGGCCCATGAATTCAGCCGCTTCGGCCGCCGTTCCCTTCAACGCCTTGGCCACGGTGTTGGCAACATAGGTGACGCGGGGTAACTCGCCATCGGTCAACCCGGCCACTGCCGCATGAATATCCGCAGACGACTGCACAAACGCCACTGCCGATTCCCCATAGCGCACGCTGAACCGAAAAGCATCGTCTGTGACCTTGGCCAGGGGATTATCACCAATCCCCCGCGCACTGGCCTCCTGCATGGCATCAAACATCTGGATCGCCGGATCTAACGCGGCTTTCACCGACGCCCCAACGCCCCACAATGCGGCTACGCCAATCGCCGTTTTACCAAAAGCATTCTGGCTTTCCTGGGCAAACTCAGTGACCGACGTTTTAGCCTGTTTAAGCGGGCTGGTAATTCGGTCAATTAAGCTCAGCGTAAAATCTAAATCAGCCATTACTCGCCTTTGAATGCCAGGGCAATGCCATTAGCCACGGCAATGCGGTTAAATTCCCACTGCCGATTATCCAACCACACGGCGCGGGCTAAGTTTTCGGGATCGTCATTTTCATGCGGTAGATAATGGCGGCGTAAAATAAGGTATTGCTCCAGACCATTATTTTCGATGGCGCGAACCCGCGCCGCTAGTTTTTTAGTTCAATATCCAGCTTAGGCGCGTATTTATCATTGACCGCCGCGGCCAATTGCAGGGCTGCGCCGGGGATTTCCAGAATTTCATCCAGCGCGGCTTTACAGTCAGCGGCAATAATGCGGCGTAAATAGTTATTTGCCGGGGCCAGCTTATTATCCATCGACATTTCATTAATGAATTTATTATACGCGGTGGTATTTGGCTCAAACGTTAACGCCTTGCCGCTTACGGTTAATTCAATCGTGGTAACTTTGCTCATTAGTTCATTTCCTTTCGCTGGTTAATTTCATCAATTAATTGATTATGCCGTGCGGCACATTCCGCATATTGCGGCGTTATTTTTAAAAGCACCTCGGCAAGGTCTTTACCTGATACACCTTTAAGGCGGGGTAATTGTTCCGGGCATTTCGTTAACAGATTTTCCTGATAAGGCACGTTCGATATTTTCGGCGGCTTCGTTGTACATCCTGACAAAATCGTCAGAAACGCAAACGTTAGTAAATACCGGCTTAACCAATTCCGTCCTGATTTCCACAGGCTGCGCATTTTTCAACGCCTCCATTTTTTCTTCCAATGCCCTGGCGGATTTACTGGCAATATTCTGGCCCTCAATTCGGGCTTTATCCCCCGCCGCATTGGCGGCGCGGTCAATCACCAAATCCAGGCTATCCCGATACCAATCGCCCACTTTCCAGCCCGCCCCAAACACGGCCAGAATGGCCAGGCCAATCATGGCCAGTTGCTTGGCCATCACTTCACCCCGTTATGTTCCAGGCTAAAGTGATTACCGTCTGGTCGGGTTTTGAAGCGCCCGCCCCAGGTGCCGCCCAACGATTCCCAATACTCACCCAGGGGTAAATAATCCTCGGTTTTCGTTTTGTACTCGCCGTTGATAAACAGGTTTAAATCCACGGCCAGGCGCAGAGTGTGCAAGCTGTTACTGATACCCGCCCCGCTCTTGGCATTCAACGCGGCTTGCTGTGGCGTTCGGTAGGTTTCGCCAAACGTCAGACGGTAGCCGCGCAATCCGGCCCACTCAATCAGCTGCGTGAACAGCTGCTGTTTTTCGCTCAATGTCATTCTGGTTTTCCTTTTCCTGGTAACAAACTGCTCCCCCTGCGTTTAAGCCACACCTCAACAACCTGATGGCCAGCAATGCCCAGCGCCGCCCCTACGCCTGCAATAGCCAGCGGGCTAATGCCGGGGATCCAAATCAGGACCGCCCCCGCCGCCACTGACGTGGCCGAACCTAAAATAATGCGGCCCACAAATAACTTGGCGGTAATAGGTTCGCTACTGTTTAACGCCTTACCCAGGGCAATCAGTGCGCCCAGGATAATGAGGCTTAACAGGCTTTTTTCATGCTCCTGCATCCCTGCAATTCCTTACCCAATGAGGTTGCGCGTGTCTTCATCTTCCAGATACGGCACGCCGTTGATGCGTACAAAGTTCGGATCAGTGATTACGTACTTAATTTTGTGCGTCATCACGCTGCCACCTTTCGGATCCGCGTCAAGAATGTTGCTCAAAACCAGCTTGCAGCCGAAAGCCTCAATCTTTAACTCTTCGTTACCGGCCTTGGCATAGAACATCAGATCCACCGGTTCAATGCCGCGCCAGGAACCGGCACGGCGCGCAATGGCGGTCAGCTGCCCCAGCACTTTGGTGGTGACTTCAATTTCACCCTCTCCGGCCACGTCACCCGATACATGGCCATCAGGCACGCCCTGGGTTTGGGCGGCCGCCGTGTTATCGGTGATATCCAGACTCACTTTTTCGATGTGGATCAGATCGCCGTCCATGCGCACATCGGTGGATTGCCCTGAAATACGTTTCATCCGTTATTTACTCCCTGCCGCGCTGGTATCCAGTAACAGGCTAACCGTGATGCCTTTCGGGCATTCATACGGGCGAACCACAATATAAATCTCCACCTGCGTGGCAGATTTCCACGTGATCGTCACGTCACTGTCCAGCGGCGGTTTGACTTCACCAGGAAAGGTGATCCCGTTGATTTCTGACGCCTTAGCCATTTGACGCAACACTTTGGCAAACCAAGCCTGGTGCGCGGCGATGCTGCTCGGTGTGCTGTTTAGCGAACGGTCTGCAATCTTGGCAATTGCCTGGAGACGCACGCGCCGCGCCGCCTTATCGACAATGCGCAAATACTCAATGGCTTGATAATCGCCGCCCTCTACGTCCAACGTGCGGCCGTCTGACCAATAAAATCCGTCATAGTCGGGATACCACATCGGCACGCTAAAACGCTTTTCTTGTAAGGCTTGCAGCGTGGCCAGCTCCAGCACCGCACCGCTGCCATCAACGGGCAAATCATCACGCCCCAGCGCCAGCAAAGCACCGGTTTGCACCCGCGCCGGGCTATCCGCAATGGTCACGGCCCGATTGCATAAGCGCCCCGCCAACACGCCCGGCTCATTACCAAACAGACGCGGCACCAGTTGCACGGACGACGCGGCGATCTGCGCCTGCAACGTTGCCAAACGCGCCAGATAATCTGCCCACTCTTCGGCAACCTGTGGCCCCTCTACCGCCAGGATAAACCACGTCCAGCGGCCATATTTAGCCAGCAAATTGGCGCGCAGGCTGGCGGCGTCGTTGATCGGCTTTTTATCGCTGATATCGTCCGTCAACACCACACCTTCTACCGATGCCACGGCTTGGGCAGCCATTACCGCACCCACCCACGCATCAGGCTCAGCGTCTTCGGCCAGGACGTGAACAAAGCCACTCCAGTTCTGGCCAGCGTTAAGCATGGCGGCAATAACATCACGCTTGAGCACGCTATCAGCACCCAGCAACTCATCAAAATCCGTTTGGGTATTCACCGGCAGCGTTTTGCCCGCGTTGATCTTCCCCTTCCCCACGTACAACACTGCACGCTCAATCTCTTTGGTTTCACCCTGTAGCTGGTTAACCTGGTTAACTCCAACCGTTGGCCATGTCATGCCGTTCCCTCTCATCCTGCGCCGTAGCCAATGCCCTGCAATTGACGCGCTAACGCTTTGTTGAAATCCTCTTGCGAGATACCCAGGAATGGACGCGCTGGCAAATCAACCGACCAAGAGGTTTTCACCGCCTTGCCGGACAGTTTCCTGATCAGCAGGCCCGCTTTGGCCATCGACATGCTTTCCTGAATTTCCCTAAACGCTGGCTTACGCCACCGCTTGCCCTTTTTGACCTTGTACCCCAACGCCCGAAGCCGTTTAGCCTGGCGCGTACTGGCCGGTAAACTCGCAACACGGTTTTTTTTCTCTACCTGGCGGCGATTGATTGTTACGCTCATGCCGTTTTGCTGGACATAACCCACCGTGCCGGCCGAAATGGCTTTTTTCTCGTTGCGGTAGTCCCCCCCGCTTAGGTACACCCGCACGCCGTCGATTTCGGGCATTTCGCGGATGTGAAGCAGCTTTGGCATATTGCGCAGCATCTTGCCTTTGCGCTTGGTCTGCCGCCCTTCCCACTTATCCCCGTCCGGCCCCGCCTGGTTACGCACATTGCGCTTGGCCGCAGGCATTAAGCCGTACTTGGCCAACCGCCATAACAGCCGCTGACGCTTTTTAGGCGTTAGCTCCAGGCTGTCCAGCTGCTTGCGCAATGCTTTCAACTGGGCGGCGTCTAACTCACCCCGGATCACGTTGTCTCGCCGCCAATCGGCGCGCCCTGGCTATCTACGCCATAAACGTGCGCCTCGCTGGCCATCCAAACGATAGGATCCGCCAGCCGCCACATGGCCCCATCCATGGGGATATTTCCCTTTTCATCCTTGACCATGTTCAGCGCTTCAACCATCGGCACAGAGATGGCCAGCACCGCCGTTT